CAACTCCTTCGGAAGACTCCAACTGATTGTGTTTTCTTGTTTTCTTTTGTAGGCATAATAATCTGACTTGTTTATGTTGTATAATCTTAAATCCTTTAATGCCTCTTCAACAAAAGTCTCCCACACCCAAAAAGTAGCACTTCTTGTCAGCCCAAATTTTCTTTTAACAAACAAAAATAACACTATATCAATAAGTATAGTCCATACATAACCCATAGATAAAAGGGGTGTAAATACTAAGATACATAAGTTTAAACAATATAATATCAAGAAAATCGGAAACAAAATTACATTGTAAATCTTTTCATTTAATGTTGATTTTCTTTGTTTTGTTTGAGAAAACCTATGCTCTCCTTCGGGGATAAAACACTCATGAAAGTAATTCTCACGCATACACTTACGAATATATTTTCTTATCATATTTCCATCTCCTTCGCCTTAAACGCTGCTAATCTAATAGCCTCTCTTGCACTTGCCGTTATAGAAGCCGCTAAATTAACATTAGCCCAACCAAATCCTTGAAAGGCAATAATTCCGTAAAATGAAGCCATTAAACGCTTTACTGCCATTTGATTATTATGCCATTTTTGATACTCGCCACTATCATTAGAGGCTTTCATTCTTTTCTTATAGTCATTTCTTAACTCTTTTAATTCTAATACTGCTCTTGGTAATAGTCCTAATTCATCTGTTTTAAAATACAACATATGTTTCTTTTCAACGGGGCTAAAATCTCTTGGTGTTAGAATATTAACTGCAAATTCTGTTGGTTCTTCACTAATGGTTTCCCAAGATATATTTCTTGCTATCATCATACTAGGATATAGACCTGCGAAATCAAAAGCGGCTACATTAAGATGTAATCCTTGAGTTTGTTCACTTAACGGGTCATATATCATAGCCCCTTCATAAGTTTCTCTTTTCTCTACTTTACTTCCTGTCTTACATTTCCACCAAGCATTTCTCATAAAGTAAATACTTCCCATATGAGAAGCATAGAAACAAGCATCAAATGGTGCTTTGAGTAATCTTTGTAGTGATAGTATTGCTTCACTACAATAATTCATTTCATCTATCTCGACTATCAACTTTACATCTTGTATAGCATAGTCAAGATAAGTTTGAGTATCTTCTAACCAAGCCCTACGATAAAATTCATTTGTATCGGGAAACTTCTCCGAGACAAGTTTCTTCTTGTTTAGAACGGTTTCGCCAATATAATCAAGAGACAAGGAAGGTAATGTTCCTCTTTGTGAATCATTCCATTGTCTTTCAAATGCTAAATCTAAGGATAAAGTGATTCTTCCATTAATAGGTTGTTCAATTGGACTAAAGCCCTTTTCACCATAAGCAAAGGAAAAACTATCTTTCTTTTTCTTAATACCTTTAATGTGTCCTGTTGGCGACATTATTTGTGGATTAAGACCAAGAGCGCAGGTTCTTTCTAATAACTTAGGTATATCTGCAAAATGACCGAACCATGCAATTAACATATCGGGGTCTTTTACAACCATAGTTGTCATAAAGTGTTCTATCATATCTTTTTCATTACTGAAAAAAAGTCTTGTTTTTTCAAAAGTTTTAGCAATATCGTTTTTCATATTATTAGGAAACCATACCCATTGATAGTAATGCTTATCGTAATTATCATAAACAACAATAGTAGTAATCTTATCATGGTGTTCTCCGCCTTGTTGCCATTCCATATCCCAATACCACTTACGCAGTTTATATTCGGGCATTTCTTTTATTTCATCAACCGCATATCTAAAGTGAAAAGGCACATCAGCCTCATAGGTTTTCTTGAACATATCTTTAGCCTTTCTAATATCAAAAGAAGTATCAACTACAACTTTTTTTAACGGCTCATTATCAATATTAACCCAATCACCACGAATATACTCAAAGTCTCTATCAATATACTTTGATGCCTTATACTTGGAAGGTTCTTTCTCATCTTCTTTAACATAAAAATAAGGTTTAACTTCCACCATTTCAAACTTCTTTTCACCGTTCTCTCTCCAAGATTTATAGATTCTTTTACCATCATTCATCTTACTTATTATCATTAATATTCACGCACCTATATGTGGTGCTTTCAATAGTATTCTATCATTAGCCACTACTAAAAGCGGAAATTCGTCTTACATGTATATGTTTAACATTTGGTCTTTCTCAAAGAAAGCATAAATAGGGCTACTAAATTCAATAGTTGCCCCTTCATTTGGATTAGTAATAAACAACGGAGTTAGCGTTTCTTCATACTTGTTAGTAATGCTTTGTCTTGTTGAAAGTGTTATTGTTTCATTCTTATCTAATTTGTAGATGCCGCTTTTAACTAATTCACAAGTTTTAATCGCACTTTTGAATTGTGCCTGTGTAATAGTAAATGCAGTTTCAAACTGTCCTTTACCAAATGTCCATAGTCTATTCGGATTTACTTCATATCTAACATGACTTAGCATTCCTTTAATTCTTGTTAATGGCTCAATTTGGGGGTGATTAACAACTAAAGGTATTGAAGCCTTCTTTGAATCACCACTTGTAATAGTAATAAAATCGCCAACTGCAAATGTTATCTCATTAGAAAATGATTTCAAATAGGGAAGAATATTTGCGCTATCAAGACAGCAAATGCCTTCTTCGGATTCACCTTCTAATGGAATAGTTAGTGATACAAAGAAAGTTTGGTTTCCATTCCAAATACTTAAATTATTATCCTTAACTTCTAAGAGAGCGTATGTTCCAAGATTGGTATTACCAAATCCATTATTAGTTGTTCCCTTTCCTTTAACTTGAACACTCTCTAATCCGTTCTTTAGTTCATTTGTTTCTATTGTAAACTTCAAATCAATCCCTCTCGCAATTCGGGAATACCTGTCCATGAAACTTTACCTGTTCCGACAGTTAATGATTCCCAAGTTTTACCGACAAGTGCAGTATTAGTTTTACTACTTAGTAATTCAGCCTTATACACTACATCGTTTTTCTTGCGAGTTCTTCTTGTTGAAATGATTTGGAACATATAATCTCCCCAATTGTGCCAATTAGGTTTAGAACCAATTACTTCTCCGGTTGCTCCATAGTCTGCTTTAGCATGAGTAATATAAATTTGGTCACAATCCAAATTCTTACACATCATCAATAGAGAATAAAATGGTGCGTTTCTTTTGCCCCATTCAAATTTCATCTTTTGTGGTTTGCCGATTTTAGAACTTCCAGTCACATTTAATGTGCAACAATCAAGCCACTTATCTACTCCATCAAATACAAACAAAACATCTTCTCCTTCTGCTATTTTAGACTTAACGAATAAAACAAAATCTTCGGAATTTGCTTCCGACTTTTGAATATCTAATTCGCCATTTTCATTTCTTACTTCGGGATTCCATAAAGTAATCCTTTCTGTCATTTCATGGTTTTGTCTCCATGTAGGTTCGCAGCCATTATCCCAATCTAAAACATAAATTTGTTTATTAGGGAAATCAAGGGCTAATCCACTTTTGACTGTTTTGGGTTCTCCCCAAATACCACAGACTAAACGATTACTTCTTGCTAATCTACCTTCTGTTTGTTTCTTTAATTTATCCTGAAATGCGACAACTCTTTGGTTCTCTATCATTTCATTCGCTACTGCCGGTTGTTTATTCTTATTTGTTAAACTCATTATATCACCATTCCTCTATTATATCTTCATCTTCTATTTCTATTTTCTTTCCGTTAAGATTAGACCATGTTTCCAATACTGTTTTTAAATCTTCAATACTATTACAAACATATCTTGCTTCTTTTGTTCCAATATGGAACTTAGCCCAATAGGTATTTTCTTTCTTGTCATTTTCTTTCCAAGTAATAAAATCTACTTTAGACAAGTCAATCATATAACTATTAGTCTTTATTAGATACTTATTTTCTTTTAGTTCATTCATAGGTAAATCCCCCTACTCCTAACCAATCACGAATATAAGAATCTAAAAACCTTTCAAGGTCTTCAAGTTCTAAGTATTGGATTATTGTTCCTGCGCTTGAATACACTTTCAATTCCATACCTAACACTCCATTTTGATTCCATGAAATGTGTTGGATTTTATCGTAGTGAATAAACGCTCTATCTGTTTTTAGTGCATTTTTAAAAATTCTTATCATATTAATTTCTCCTTAAATATAGGCTTCGCACCTATCCGAGTATCAATTGCTTCCACAAGTTCATACTTACACTTGCTACCTTTTTTTACTCCCAACATGAATTCTGTAATGTCGCCAACACATCATACCGCAAACTATGAAGGCCAATATAAAACCTCACGACATTTCTACGGGGGAATAACCGGAATCTAATCAAAACCAATCAAAGTTATCCTCAACGGGTTGCGAAACTTCAACGGCTGAACCATGCTTTAGGGTGCAATAAATACCCGAAACATTAATTGTTGTCGGTTCAACTCCTTCATCGGTTATTCTTTGGCTTGTTCGACCAACAACAATAACTGATGATTGAATGCCGAAATCAATACTCAAATGTTCCGGAATCCAACAAGTGACAATTCCCGAACCATCGGAATAATCCAATTCATAATCAATATCTGTTATATTGATAATTCTATTACCGTTCTTTGTTGGAGTCATATTCATATTAGTGACTGTTCCATCTGTAATAACATATCTCTCTTTAGAAGGTAATTCCTGTCTTTGAATATGCGCTCTATCTAATTCCATAAGCGGAGTTAGATGAGAATCAAAGTTAGTTCTCAAACAATCTTCAAAGTTAAAGTTAGACATATCCCTAAATAATTCATTGTCCGGACTCATTTCACTATTTAATGAAAGGCTATTGAAGGTTAGTTCTTTAGCCCCATAAATATCTGTTCCTGCATCATTAGCGACACAAAGGAAATGTACCCATTCAAATGTATTAGGTGCAAAATCTACTCCGCCTTGATTCTTATAGGAAAAGTTGTATGTTTTCATTTCACCTGTTCCAATAGAACCGTAAAATATTCCGCTTCTTCTCATCTGTTCCGGTGGTAGTGGTTTTCCGTATTGTGCATTCTTTCCGCCATTCATATAAACGGGTGTGTTATCTAAAGGAATAAAATATCGGCCATCTTCTGTTTCTTCTGCTCCCGCAGGTAGAGACGAAATGGTTTTCTCTTGATATTCTCCATGTTGATAACGGGAAACAACCCACTTACCTAAAGCGTTTTCACTTGCTATTGATACAATTCCTTTTTCAAGGGCATTATCAGCATCACGCATAAACTCTTCCTTTGCTTTCATTCTGTTCCACGCCATCATATCTCTTGGTGCTTCTAAAGCAACAAAGAATCCAAATGCGGCTTTGTAAAAAGAATCATTACTGTTGTTATTGTTATTTGAGTCTCCCTTTTGGGTTCTTCTAACATTCGCAACATAGTTTCTCCATGCACCCCTCGCAAGTGGGTTTGTTGTTTCTATACCGTTCTCTTCGCAAATTTCAACGAATTTTGCTAACGCTTCTTCTTCGCTCAATTTAACATATTGTGCGCTATTTTCTATTTCTTTCTTCATATTTTCATTCATGTTATTCACTTTCCTGTTTTTTTTGTTTTTTTGTTTTTTGTTTTTGTTCAATTCTATGATAGTTGGCCAATTAACCATGAGGCTAATACTCTAGGAGTCATAGTAGTTGAACGCCATTCACTTTCTCCTATCGTTCTAAGGACTTTAAATTTCAAATTGCTATCTAATTCAGCAATTAATACTGCGTCATGCAAGCCAATACAAATCTCACGAATAGTATATCCATCGTAAAGTAAATTATGTATTGCCTGTAAAGAATCTGCCTGTTTATTAATTATTTTCATTAGTATTTTGCTATATTCATTTAAACTGTTATCCACCTGTGCTTTGAGGGAAGAATCACTTGCTTTAGCCGCTTGTAAT